AATCACTGATGGCGGATCTGGTTATAGTACTAACCCCAATGTTACTTTTGTTGGTGGAGGAAACACTGGTCCTAGTATGGGTTCCACAGAATACACTTGGGACAGCACTGGTGCAACCTTCGACGACGACTCTTACCTACCAGTCGGTCTCACAACTGCAAAGGCATACGGAATCATCAACAACGCTGGTGTGGTCACTTCTATTGTTATCGAAGACTCTGGTTCTGGGTATGCAAATGCACCCCTCATATACATCGATCCTCCGACCACTGGAATCGGTTCTACGGGCGTTCAAGTCGGTCTTGGTACCTATGTGTTCAACGAGGTCGTTGTGGGCGAAACCTCGGGCACAGAGGCACGAGTCAAGACCTGGAACGAGATCACAAATCAACTGGAAATCTCCATCGTCACTGGAGACTTCACTCCTGGCGAACTTATCGTTGGTCAAGACTCTGGCGCTAAGTTTATCGTCGGTGTTACTACTGAGTTTGATTTGGTCACACCCTATGCCGACAACGATACCTTCGAAGAGGAAGCGAAAGGGGTCTTGGATTTCTCTGAAGATAACCCCTTCGGAATGCCCTAATCAAAACTATAGTAAATAGTACTGATATATCTTAGATTTTATAAGATGTTTGAGTATTTTTACAACGAGATCTTAAGATCCGTTATTATTGGTTTTGGTTCTCTATTCAACGGGATCGAAATTAAGCATAAGAACTCGGATAACGACACTGTAAGCGTTATCAAGGTTCCTCTTGCTTATGGACCCATGCAAAAGTTTCTTGCTCGAATGGAGCAGGAGGCAGATCTCAACAAACCAGTTCGAATGACTCTTCCTCGAATGTCGTTCGAGTTTGTTGGGTTGCAGTATGACGCATCTAGAAAGTCTACTCAAACAACTACGATTATCAACCAAACACCTGATGGTGATAACCTAAAGAGGAACTACATGCCTGTTCCTTACAATATGGAGTTTACTTTGTCTATTATGACGAAGTTGAATGATGATATGCTCCAGATTGTTGAACAAATCCTCCCATATTTCCAACCTAGTTACGCACTATCGGTCAACTTTCTTGGTGATCTGAAGGAGCAACGCGATGTTCCAATTCAACTCAATAGCATCACGATGACTGATGACTACGAAGGTAACTTTGATACCCGTAGAGCACTCATCTATACGCTAAGTTTCACCGCTAAGACTTACATCTTTGGTCCTATCACAGACGTTACCAGTCAGATCATCAAAAAGACCACTATTGGTTACGTTGCTGGTACTCCTGGATCTCCAAACGCCGCCAGAGACATTACATATCAGGTCACTCCAAGAGCGGTCAAGGATTACGACGGAAGTGTCGTTACGTTCCTATCCCAAAATCTGGATCTTGCAGATACCGTATTTACGGTAGACAACCCAGACGCACTGGTGAAAGGTTCCTACATCTATGTTGGTCAGGAAGAGATGCTTGTTGAGAAGATTCTCGACGGTAAGGTTATTGTTAAGAGAGCACAAGACAACACTATCCCACAAAAGCATGTGTTGGGTTCTAAGGTCTACAGTATCACGGAGGAGGATGATAAACTCATCCAGTTCGGTGATGACTTTGGTTTCAACGACGGGACATTCTGAGGACTGACCGATGAGTGACAAATTTAATGAACTTGATAAGACTTTTGACGTTACACCGATCAAGAGTGAAACTGAGGAAATCGTTCCCGTAGAACCTTCTGAGATTGAGACCAAAAAGGAACCCCCAGTCAACAAGGCAGATGTTGATAAGGACTACGAATATACTCGCGGCAATCTATATTCTCTGATCGAAAAGGGTCAGGAAGCAATCAATGGGGTCTTAGAACTTGCTCAAGAAACTGAGCAACCAAGGGCATATGAGGTTGCCGGTCAACTTATCAAAAACGTTGCTGATGCCACAGACAAACTCCTCGATCTTCAGAAGAAACTGAAGGACGTGAACGAAGAGAGCACTAAGTCTACAACAAACGTTACAAATAACTCTCTGTTTGTTGGTTCCACTGCAGAGTTGCAGAAAATGCTAAAAAATATGGATAATAAATCCTAATAAATACAGTATAGCAGAGATAGTAGAATGTCGGCAGTACCAACCGTTAATATATCTATCGATGGCGGAACAAACTTTTCCGCAACTTATACGATCACCTCACCAAGTGGAGCGGTGCTGGATCTTACTGGTTATACGGCAACGTCCAAAATCCGAAAGTATCCAACCTCACCTACCTCAACGAACTTTGCTGTAGGAATTGCTTCTGCTACAGGCAAAATTACTATCTCAATGGCAAGTACAGTTACTGCCGAACTTTCGGAAGGCAGAAACTACTACGATATTATTATTACTTCCCCAGCGTCAAATACCTCTAAGGTTATTCAGGGAATGGTGATGGTAAACCCAACCGTTTCTGAGTGATGGCAGACTATAGAGTAACATACGACGGTGGCGAACAGTATAGGGTAAACGCCCACCAAAAAACTAACTACGACATCTCTGTAGCGTCACGAGGAATACAGGGTGTTCAAGGTATTCAGGGCATTCAGGGAACCCAAGGTATTCAGGGTACTCAGGGTGTTCAGGGTCTTGATGGTGCTTTCGTAGCGCAAGGTATTCAAGGTATTCAGGGTCTTAGTATCCAGGGTATTCAAGGCGTCCAGGGTATTCAGGGCATCAGTGTTCAGGGTGTTCAGGGTATTCTTGGTATTCAAGGTATTCAAGGTTTCTTAGGTGTTCAGGGAAGGTTTGGTCCTACTGGTGCTCAAGGTATTCAAGGTCTTCAGGGTCTTCAGGGACCACAAGGTATCCAAGGTATTCAAGGTCTCCAGGGTCTTCAGGGACCACAAGGCACTGTTGGACATCAAGGTATTCAAGGTAACTTTGGTCCGCAAGGTATCCAAGGTATCCAAGGTATTCAGGGTATCTTTGGTGTTCAGGGAACTCAGGGTATCCAAGGTATCCAAGGTATTCAGGGAACTCAAGGTATCCAGGGACTACAAGGAAGGCAGGGTATTCAAGGTTTCCTAGGTGTTCAGGGAAGGTTTGGTCCCACTGGTGCTCAAGGTATTCAAGGTCTTCAGGGACCCCAAGGTATTCAGGGTGTTCAGGGTATCTTTGGTGTTCAGGGTCTTCAGGGACCACAAGGCACTGTTGGACATCAAGGTATTCAAGGCAACTTTGGTCCGCAAGGTATCCAAGGTATTCAGGGTATCTTTGGTGTTCAGGGAACTCAAGGTCTTCAGGGACCCCAAGGTATTCAGGGAACTCAGGGTATCCAAGGTATTCAGGGTATCTTTGGTGTTCAGGGAACTCAGGGTATCCAAGGACCACAAGGTATCCAAGGTATTCAGGGAGACTTGGGTATTCAAGGTATCCAAGGTTTCTCAGGTGTTCAGGGTATCTTTGGTACTCAGGGAACTCAGGGTATCCAAGGTATCCAAGGTATTCAAGGTATTCAGGGTATCTTTGGTATCCAGGGAACTGATGGTGCTTTCGGTCTTCAAGGTCTTCAGGGACCCCAAGGTATTCAGGGTACTCAGGGTATCTTTGGTATCCAGGGAACTGATGGTGCTTTCGGTATTCAAGGTCTTCAGGGACCCCAAGGTATTCAGGGTCTTCTTGGTATTACTGGTTCTACTGGACCTACAGGTGCTCAAGGAACTATTGGTCCTATCGGTCTTCAAGGTCTTCAGGGACCCCAAGGTATTCAGGGTACTCAGGGTATCTTCGGTGTTCAGGGAAGTATTGGTGATACTGGTTCTCAGGGAACTACAGGTTTCCAAGGTGTTCAGGGTCTTTTTGGTACTACTGGTTCTACTGGACCTACAGGTGCTCAAGGAACTATTGGTCCTATCGGTCTTCAGGGACCCCAAGGTATTCAAGGTCTTCAGGGAGTTCAGGGTATTCAAGGACTACAGGGTATCCAAGGTATTCAAGGTATTCAGGGTATCCAGGGTGTTCAAGGTATCCAAGGTATTCAAGGTAACTTTGGTCCTCAAGGCATTCAGGGTATTCAGGGAACTCAGGGTATCCAAGGTATTCGGGGTATTCAGGGTATTCAGGGTATCTTTGGTGTTCAGGGAACTCAAGGTATCCAAGGTATTCAAGGACTACAGGGTATCCAAGGTATTCAGGGAACCCAGGGTATTCAGGGAACCCAGGGTATCCTGGGTATTCAAGGACTACAGGGTATCCAAGGTATCCAAGGAGACTTGGGTATTCAAGGCAACCTTGGACCACAAGGTATTCAAGGTGTTCAAGGTATCCAAGGTATCCAAGGTGACCTAGGTATTCAAGGTAACTTTGGTCCACAAGGCACTCAGGGTATTCAAGGTATCCAAGGAATACAAGGTATCCAGGGTATTCAAGGACCCCAAGGTGTTCAAGGTATTCAAGGACCCCAAGGTATTCAGGGTATCCAAGGTATCTTTGGTACTCAGGGAACTACTGGTAGTTTCGGTGGTGCAACCTTTGACTACAACTTTGATACTGATATCAACAACACCGACCCAGGTTCTGGTGACCTAAAACTCAACAATACAAACTTACAACTCGCAAACCGTCTTTATATTGATGACGAGGATAATGAGGGAACTGATATTAGTTCCTTT